GCCGTCAACGCCATGATTTATATGCGAAATATCACGATTACGACAGCGAAATCAGCGACTTACTTGGAGAATGTGGGTGAAGGCTCCTTCGGATACAAGGGATTACACATTGACTTGAAGCTAAATGAAACTCGAAAAGGGATGGCAGAATACCGACTCTATGCGGAATACCCTTTTGAGCTTCAGATCCGCACCGTAATACAAGATTCCTGGAGCATTCTGGATCATAAGATTAAGTATAAGAAATCCATACCGAATAGCTTGAAAAGGCGCATCAATACTTTGGCAGCGCTTTTTGAGTTGGCCGACAGGGAATTTCGTGCGATCCGTGATGCGACTCGCATTGAGCTTGAGCAGACCGAAGAGATTTATCCTCAGATCGAAGCCGAAACGAAAGATGCTGAGGTGAGCGCGTCAGACGGAGGCGACCCTGAGCAAGCGGTGCAGCCAGGCCGCTATGCTCCACTTAACGCCTTCTTCTTCCTGAGGATCGCGCAGCATTTCTTCCCAAAATTTGAATTTGAGTCACACAAGGTAGATGGGTTCACTCAAGAGATTATTTCTTTGAAACCGAACATAAGTCGAGGAAAGTTCAACTTCTATCTGCGAGAGAAATTTTCAACGATAAAGCAGTATCAAGAGGAGTTTGAGAAATCTGGGGAGCGAATGAACCCGTTCACCATGATGCGACACTGTCTTTATGCCGGTGATAAGGAAGTATTCTCCGCAATCTTGACCGATACAGCGCGAGACCGGTTCGACAAATGGCTAAACGATCAGAAGAAGTGAAGCTGACCGAGATATGCCCACCACTCGCGAAACCATCCTCACCGCGCTGCACACGCGGCTCTCGGCGCTGCCCGCCACCACCCTGCGCGGTCACGTGCTTCCCGAACGTGTGCCTGCCGCTGGTCTCCTGATCCTGCGCGATGGAGAGCCGGGGGAGCCGGAGGTCACTCTTTCGCCCCTGCGATACCACTACCAGCACCGGGCCGAGATTGAGGCGGTCGTTCAAGGTGCCGCTCGTGACGCCGCCTTCGACACCCTTTGCGCCAGCGTCGGAGCCGCGATTGCCGCCGACCACACGCTGGGCGGCCTCTGCGACTGGGTCGAGGCGGAAGCGCCACGGCCGGTCGATCTGCCGGTCGAGGGTGCTGCCAGCCTGAAGGCAGCGGTGATCCCCGTTGTCCTGCACTACTCGATGGCCGACCAGTTGGCTTGATGCCCATTTAGCGGAAAACCATGCGTCGTTAGGACAGGAGCGTGATCCACCAAAACAGTCAGGCATTGCGATCGGGAGCGTCGCCCAGCACCCACAGCAGAAAGACGGCCAGAATGGGCGAGAAGAAAAGGCTCACAAGAACCCAGCCTATGGCACTGCGTCCTCTCGCTTCCGCCATCCTGGCGGGCAGCAGGATGAATAGCCAAAGGGTGATGTAGAGAGCCGCCAGCCCGAAGATCAGAAAGAAGATCCCTTCGATCATGCTCCGGCAGCTCCTCGCGATGGTAGGTTCTCTGCCATGCCCGCTCAGCAGGTTCCGTAGAACCCGCGCGAATACCGGCAGTACTCGGTGGCAGCGCCGGAGCGGATCATCTCGTCCGCGATGTCGCGCCCATCCGGCAGGAAACACTGCCCGACGAGACGTCCGTACCGATCAATGTCCAGAACGTTGCACCGCAGGGTCTTGCCGGAGATCAGGCTGCGCAGCGTGGCAGTTGCGTTGGAACCACCTTTCTGGTCCCATTCCGGCGCATCGAGCCCCCAGACACGGATCCGACGCGACTCGCCACTCAGGGTGAAGGTGTCGCCGTCGAGGATCTTGCTGACCCGCGCCTCCAGCGCGATTGACTGCTGCGCTTGTACCTCAGTCTTGGCCATGAATGCCGCTGCAATCGCGAGCGCCATCAAGAGAATTGCCGCGCTACGCAACGGACGCGTGAAGCGGCGAATGAGAAATCGACCAATCATCTGGACAGATGACCCGATTGTCGACCCCGCCGCAAGACATCCACCAGATATTCAAAGAAGTGAGGAACCCCTTCCATGGCACGTGCGCAAGGCGCGCGAGCGCAGATGGCGCTTGCGTTCGAGACCAGTTACGGCACCCCGCCTGCAGGCGGCTTCACGAAGATGCCGTTCGCCAGCACCACGCTGGGATCGGAGCAGCCGCTCCTGAACAGTGAGCTCCTGGGATATGGCCGCGATCCGCTGGCGCCGATCAAGGATGCGGTGACTGCGGACGGCAACGTGGTCGTCCCGATCGATGCTGCGGCCTTTGGCTTCTGGCTGAAGGCCGCCTTCGGGGCGCCGGTGAGCACCGGCGCTGCACCGGGGACGTTCACACACGAGTTCCGCTCCGGCGCCTGGTCCTTGCCATCCATGTCCATTGAGACCGGCATGCCCGAGGTGCCGCGCTATGCGATGTACTCAGGCTGCGTCCTCGACAGCCTGAGCTGGCAGATGCAGCGCTCAGGGCTGCTTACCGCGACGGCCAGCCTCGTGGCGCAGGGCGAGGCCATCGCCAGCACCTCTGCCGCAGGCTCACTGGCGGACCTTGAGCTCCAGCGCTTCGGGCATTTCAACGGGGCGATCACGCGCAATGGCCAGCCGCTGGGCAACATCATCTCGGCGGAGATCACCTATGCCAACAATCTCGACCGGGTGGAGACCATCCGTTCGGATGGCCGCATCGACGGGGCAGACCCTTCCATCGCCGCGCTGACCGGCAAGATCGAGGTGCGCTTCGCCGATCAGGTGCTGGTGAACCAGGCCATCGCGGGCGATCCTTGCGCCCTCACATTCGCCTATGTCCTGCCCTCCGGCGAGAGCTTCACCTTCACCGCGCATGCCGTCTATCTGCCGCGACCGCGCATCGAGATCCCGGGGCCGCAGGGCATCCAGGCCACCTTCGACTGGCAGGCCGCGCGGGATGCCACGCTGGGCCGAATGTGCACCGCCATGCTCGTCAACGACATCGAGGAGTATTGAGCATGCTGCGCCTGAACCTCGCCCGTGAAGCGGAGTGGCTCGACCTTGCGCTGGGCGTGCGCGTGAAGGTCGAACCCCTGACTACCGCCATCATGGTCGCCGCCCGCACCGATCCGGCCGTGCGCGGCATCGCCCCCGGCACGTCCGACGACAGCATCGCGGTGATCTTCGCCAAGGCCATCGCCGCCCGCGCCATCGTCGATTGGGAGGGGGTGGGTGATGCCGATGGCAACCCTATCCCGGTCAGCCCCGAGGCCATCGACGCCCTTCTCGATCTCTGGCCGATCTTCGAGAAGTTCCAGACGGTCTATGTCGCCAAGGGTCTGGAGCTCGAGGCGGAAAAAAACGTCTCACCGCCCTCGCTGACTGGGTCTTCGGTGGGGGCGAAGGGTACTGCCAAGCCTGTGAAGGGCGCTGCCCGGACTGCCCGCAAATCCTGAACGCCCCACTGAGCCATGAGGGCTGGCAGGTCTGGGATCTGGCGCAGCGCATGGGCGGCCAGATCCGCGCCATCTCCGGCGCTGTCCTCGGCTGGGACATGACGGCCGCGCTGGCCATGGCCTCGGCCATGGGCATTTCCCCGCGCGCCGTCGTCGAACTGCTGCCCGTGATCGAGGCCGTGATGGTGCGCAAGCTGAACGAAGAGAGAGAAGGTCGCCGCGATGGCTGAGAAGCGCGTTTCTGTCCGCCTCGCGGCCGTCGGCGGTCGCCAGGTGCGCGCCGAGCTGGAAGGGATCGGCGAGGCCGGGACGCGCGGCTTCGGGCGCCTGTCGCGGGAGATGGAGGCGGCCAACACCCGGCTTGCCGCCTTCGCGCGCCGTGCCGGGATCGCCATGGCTGTGGCTGCGTCCGCGGCCACCGCAGGCCTTGGCATCATCGTGCGCAATGCGGCCCAGAGCGCCGACCAGATCCGGCAGTTCGCGCAAGTGGCAAACGCCACACCTGAGAGCTTCCAGCGCTGGGCGGCCGGGGCTCGCACGGTCGGGGTCGAGCAGGACAAGCTGGCCGATATCCTCAAGGACGTGAACGACCGGGTCGGGGATTTCCTGCAGACCGGCGGCGGGCCGATGAAGGACTTCTTCGAACAGATCGCCCCGCGCGTGGGCGTGACGGCTGAAGAGTTCGCGCGCCTCTCGGGACCGGAGGCGCTGCAGCTCTACGTGACCTCGCTCGAGAAGGCGGGGCTCAGCCAGCAGGAGATGACCTTCTATCTCGAGGCCATGGCCTCGGATGCTACACGCCTTCTGCCGCTTCTGCGCGATGGAGGGGCCGAGATGACCCGTTTCGGCGATCAGGCGCGTGCCGTTGGCGCGATCCTCGACGGCGAAGCGCTGTCCTCGCTGCGCCAGACCCAGATCGCGCTGGGCAGTCTCGGCATGGTCTTTGACGGGATCCGCAACCAGATCGCCGTCGCTGTGGCGCCTGCCATCACTTGGCTTGCCGAAGCCTTCGTGGCGCTGGCCTCCGAAGGCGGCGCGCTGCGGACGGCACTCGATGCGCTGGGCGAGAACCTGGGGCGCATGGCCTCCTATGCCGCGGCGTTCGTGGGCGTCATGGCGGGCCGCTGGGTCGCGGGGCTGGCTGCAGCAGCGCTCTCCGTCCGGGGGCTTGCGACGGCTTTCGTCGTCCTGCGCGGCGCGCTGATCCGCACCGGCATCGGGGCGCTGATTGTCGGCGTGGGCGAGCTCATTTTCCAGTTCGGACGGCTGGTGCAAGGCACGGGCAACGTCGGGGCCGCACTGGGCCTCCTCGGCGACGTGGCCCGCGAGGTCTGGGACCGCATGAAGCTTGGCATGGTCGCGCTGGGTCTCTCGATCATGGCGGGCTGGGCCGAGATCAGTGCGGGCATCACCGCCGCGCTGCAGACCGGGCTCGAAGCGGTGGTGGGCTTCGGGAACGCGACGCTGAACACGTTTCAGGGGGCGATGGAGGCGGTGAAGGTGCTCTGGTCGGCGCTGCCTGCCACCATCGGCGAATTCGCCTACGGCGCGGCCAATGCGCTGATCGGCGGGGTCGAGTCCATGCTGAACGGCGTAGCGGCACGGATCGACGGCTTCCTTGCAGGCATCAATGCCGGTCTCGATGTGCTGGGAATCGAGAAACGCGTGCCGCTGATCGGGACCATCGAGCTCGGCGGGATCGAGAACCCGTTCGAGGGGGCTGCGGCCAATGCCGGGGCGGAAGCGCGTGCGGCCTTTGAGGCGGCCTTCAACAGCGATCCTATCGCGCCGCCCGATCTAGGCCTGACCACCGCAGCCGAGGCAGCGCGGGGCGAGGCCGCACGTCTGCGCGACATGATGGGTGAGGTGGCGACGGCCGCCACGGCGCCGCTGCAATCCGTGGGCGCTCTGCGGGATGCGGTTTCGGCGTCCGGCACCGAAGCAGCGGCGGGGCTCGAGGACGCACGCACAGCTTCGACGGGCCTCGGTACTTCCCTGCAGGGTGCCGGGGAGGCCGCGGAAGCCGCTGGCAGTTCCGGGCGCGGCGCAGGCAATGCGCTGCGCGAAGGGGCCGACGCGGCCAAGAATGCCTGGGAGGCCACGGCCGAGGCTGTGCGCAAGGCGCAGGAGAAGTCGCGCGAGATCGCCCAGGGCCTTGCGCAGGACATCACCGGCCCTATCAAGGAGGCCCTGACCTCGGGCGAGTTCACCTGGGAGACCTTCGCCGGGGCGATTTCGCGGATCGCGCAGAACCTCGCCACCCGCCTGATCGATCTGGCCTTCAAGCCGATCGAGAATGCCCTCATCAACGCCTTCTCTGGCGGCGGCGGCTTCTTCGGTAGCCTCTTCGGCTTTGCCAAGGGCGGGGTCTTTGCCGGTGACGCAGAACTGACTGCCTTCGCCCGGGGCGGTGTGGTGAACCGGCCAACGGTGTTTCCCTTCGCCAAGGGCGTGGGCCTGATGGGCGAGGCTGGGCCCGAAGCCATCCTGCCCCTGCGGCGTGGCAAGGGCGGCAGGCTCGGCGTGGAGATGAATGGCGATGGTGCAGCCCCAGCGGCATCCATGTCGACGCGGATCATCAACGTGCTCGACCCCTCCGTCGTCGGCGACTACCTCGCCACGCCTTCGGGCGAGCGGGCGATCCTGAACGTGATCCGCCGCAACCGAGGGGCCATCAATGCCTGAGCCCCTCTGGCCCTTTCCGGCGGCGCAAGAGATCACCGAAGTGTTGGAGTGGCGCACCGATGTGCTGCAGTCCCAGGCTGGCGAACAGCGCATCGCGTTAAGGTCCCGTCCCCGCGAGATCGTCACCTTCCAGCATCGTTGCGATGCGCCGGGCATGGCGCGGGTGGCAGAACTGGTGCGGGCGGGGTTTGTCGGCGAATGGGGGGTGCCGCTCTGGCACATGGCGGTGCAACCGACGGCAGATGTGGCGCAGGGGGCGACCGAGATTGCCGTCGACACCGGCGTGGCGGATTTCCGGGCGGGGGACGCGGTGGCCATCGCGGTGGATGGGCGCGAAGCATCACTTGCGGAGATCGTCGATGTGGAGGCGGATCGGCTGATCCTTGTGGAACCGCTGGGTGTGCAACTGCCCGCACCAACCGTGGCCGCTGCGCGCATCACCGTTGCGCCAGTGCGGGCGGGCGTATTGTCTGCCCCCGTCGAGATCGCACGTCGCCGACAGAATGACGTCATGGTCACGACTACCTTCCTGCTGCGCGATGCTCCTGATCTGTCCGCACCGATCATGCCGACCTATCTCGGCTGTCCGGTCCAGACCGACCCGAGCCTGACTCGTTCGCCGATCACCGCCAGCCTGCGCCGCGCCGTCGAATACGTCGACAACGGCTTCGGGCCCGTCGTGGTGGAACCGTTGCGGGATCTGCTCGAGAGGGG